ATTGATGAGGGTGGGCTGGGGGCGGGGATTGTGGATAGGCTCAAGGAGCAGCGGTACAAGATCAAGGGGGTGAATTTTGGGAACAAGTCAAAAAACCCGATAATGTATGGAAATATGAGGGCGCAGATGTGGGGGGATATGAAAGCGTGGTTGAAATCTGCTAGTATTCCGCACGATAGGTTTTTGAAGACAGACCTGATTTCGCCCTTGATGAAGCCTGATTCACGGGGTACGATCTTCTTGGAGAGCAAGAAAGAGATGAAAGCACGGGGTTTAGCCAGTCCAGATGCTGCGGATGCGATCTGTGTGACGTTTGCTTTCCCTGTGGCGCATCGGGAGTATCGTGAGGCGACCCCTCGCAGGTACTCTGACTATTCGGCGGTATCAACTGGATGGATGGGTAGTTAAATGACTAAGAATGTATCTCTATCAGTCGGTCGGGGCGAAAAGCTGCCGGTCAGCAAGGGTGCGGGTCTGACTGCCAAGACGGCTAAGAAGAAATGATGGCTGACTACACGGGCATCAACAAGGTTGGTCAGGTTGCCAATGTTGGCGGGGGGCCGGGCGATCAGGACGACCAGCGCGATATGCTGGCGACAATGCGCTCACGCCTCACTATGGCGGTGGATGCCTACAGCGACTCGCGCAGCAACGAACTGGATGATTTGCGGTTCATGGCGGGTAGCCCGGACAACCAGTGGCAGTGGCCTGCTGACGTACTGGCGACTCGCGGGGCTGTCCAAGGGCAGACCATCAATGCCCGTCCCTGCCTGACCATTAACAAGCTGCCGCAGCACGTTCGGCAAGTCACCAACGACCAGCGCCACAACCGTCCAAGCGGCAAGGTCATCCCTGCCGACGAGATTGGCAATACGGAGATGGCGGAAATCTTCAACGGCATCGTGCGGCACATTGAGTACATCAGTGACGCTGACACGGCCTACGACACGGCTTGCGAGAACCAGGTTACCTACGGTGAAGGCTACATTCGGGTACTGACTGAGTACTGCGACGAGAACAGCTTTGACCAAGACCTGAAGATTGGCCGGGTTCGGAATTCATTTTCGGTGTTCATGGATCCCGCTATCCAAGACCCATGCGGTGCGGATGCGCGGTGGTGCTTTGTCACGGAGGACGTACCCAAGGACGAGTACGAGCGCCTGTACCCAGATGCCGCGCCGATTAGCAGCTTGCAGTCCCTTGGCATTGGCGACCAAGACCTGACGCAATGGCTGCGGGACGAGACGGTTCGGATTGCTGAGTATTTCTACGTAGAGTACAAGCCTGAGACGCTGAACCTGTACCCCAACAACATCACGGCGTTCAACAACACGCCTGATGACAAGCAACTGAAGGCACTCTACGGCAAGCCGCTAAAGAACCGGGTTGTGCAGCGGCAGAAGGTTTGCTGGGTCAAAACCAACGGTTACGAGGTGCTGGAGAAGCGCGATTGGGCGGGTAAGTACATTCCTATCGTGCGCGTGGTTGGCAATGAGTTTGAGGTTGACGGGCAGATTTATGTCTCTGGTCTGGTGCGTAATGCCAAGGACGCCCAGCGGATGTACAACTATTGGGTGAGCCAAGAGGCCGAAATGCTGGCCTTGGCACCCAAAGCACCGTTCATTGGCTACGGTGGGCAGTTTGAAGGGTATGAATTGCAGTGGAAGACTGCCAACACCACCAACTGGCCGTATCTAGAGGTCAATCCAGACGTTACAGACGGCGCTGGTGCAACTCTGCCATTACCCCAACGCGCCCAGCCACCAATGGCGTCTAGTGGCCTTTTACAAGCCAAATCTGGTGCGTCTGAGGACATCAAGGCGGCCACAGGGCAGTACAACGCTAGTTTGGGCATGGCTGGCAACGAGCGCAGCGGCAAAGCCATTCTTGCCCGGCAGCGCGAGGGTGACGTTGGTACTTACCACTATGTTGACAACTTGGCTCGGGCCATTCGCTATGTGACTCGCCAACTGGTGGACATGATCCCCAAAATCTACGACACCCAGCGGGTGGCTCGGATTATTGGCGAGGATGGCGTTACCGACATGGCAAAGATTGACCCGTCGCAGCCGGAGCCGGTCAAGCGGATTGTTGACCAGCAAGGCATTGAGATTGACAAGATTTACAACCCCAACGTCGGCAAGTACGATGTGGTGGTGACTACCGGCCCAAGCTACAGCACCAAGCGGGTGGAGACTCGGGAAGAAATGTCAAACCTGCTGCAAGGCAACCCGCAACTGTGGGCTGTGGCTGGTGACTTGTTTGTCAAAAACATGGACTGGCCTGGTGCTGATGAGTTGGCTAAACGTCTGGCTAAGACCATCGACCCCAAACTTATGGGTGATGACAATGACCCCGCCCTGCAAGCCGCCAATATGCAAATGCAGGCTATGGGTCAGGAAATGCAGCAGATGCAAGAAATGCTGCAAAACGTCCAGCAGTCGATGGAAGCGCAGACGCTAAAGGTCAAAGAATTTGAGGCCGAGGTCAAGGCATACGATGCTGAAACCAAGCGCATCAGTGCGGTGCAAGCCGGTATGACTGAACAGCAGATTCAAGACATTGCTATGGGTGTGGTTGCTGCGGCAATGGAATCGCAAGGCGGTCAAATGCCGGATATGCCAGAGCAGCAAATGGACGTTGAAGGAGCCATGCAATGACCGCCGCGCAACTGATGGGCATACTGTTTTTAGGCCGCAATGTGGCCCATTCGGTGCATTTGAACACCCGCAGCTACTCTAAGCACATGGCGTTGAACACGTTCTACGACAGCGTGATTGATGTAGCAGATGCGTTTGCGGAAGCCTACCAGGGCCGGCACGGTTTGATTGGCCCCATTGCTATCCCTGCTGCCAAGAAGACGACCAACATCATTGAGTTCCTGCAAGACCAACTTGCAGAGATCGAAAAGGGTCGATACGATGTGTGCGACAAGTCTGACTCTACGTTGCAGCAATTGATAGATAATATCGTTGAACTGTACCTGACCACCCTTTATAAACTTCGCTTTTTGGCGTAAGGACAAATCATGGCAAACTATATGCAATTGGCCGAAACCAAGCAGGTCAAGGTTGGCGCAGGCAAGCTGTACGGAATTTTTGTTTCCGCAACTTCTAGCGGTACTTTGGTTATTTATGATTCTCAGTCATCAAGTACAGGCGACCCAAAAATTTCCGATACGATCACTTTGACTGCTGGCACAACGTACCTAAACATCCCTGCTGGTTTGTTTTTTAACAAAGGGTTGTACATTGTGCTTGGCGGTACTTCGGCATCATTTACTGTTGCCTACGAATAAAGGTAAATCATGACCGCACTTGCCACGCCACCCAAACTCCAATTTTTGGACGCTAACGGTGCGCCGTTGGTAGGCGGCAAACTGTACACCTACGTTGCTGGTACAACCACCCCACAAGCCTCCTACACCGATTACGGCGGTGGGACTGCCAATGCTAACCCCGTCATTCTAGACAGCCGTGGTGAGGCTTCTGTGTGGCTTAACACGGCCTTGTACAAGATGGCCTTGTACAGCGCCACTGATGTGCTAATCTGGACGGTGGACAACATTGGCGGGTTTGCTACTTTGGCGCAATTAGCAGCATCTGGTGGGTCTAACTTGATTGGGTTTATCCAATCAGGCACTGGAGCCGTGGCTACGACTGTGCAGACCAAGCTGCGTGAATCGGTTTCGGTGAAGGACTTCGGCGCAGTAGGCGACGGAGTTACTGATGATACGGCGGCAATTCAAGCGGCAGTTAATGCCGCAGAAGCAAACAGAAACAATGAGATTGTTTTTCCAGTCGGTAATTATGTAATTACCAGCACCATCGTAATTCGCGGCGGGATTAGGCTAATTGGTCAAGGCGCTATGGGCGCTCAGACTGGACAAGGTACTGTGCTTACGCACAACGTCAACACAGTAAATATGCTTGTTTGGGATGGTAATGGCGTTGCTGCTTATGGCGTTGGCGGTGGTATCTTCAATATGCAGTGCGTCAAGGGTACGGGTTTCTCTGGTGGCGATGCAATCAAACTTCTTGCAACAAGCGACAACTATCGTCCGGGTGAGTTCACTATTGAAAATGTCCTTGTTTGGCAGGGCAATGGCGGGAATTGGTCAAGAGGTTTGCACGTCGATGGAACGGCAGCAAACACCCCCGGCAGCAAAGGTGTGCGATCTATCAAAATAGATAAGTTTCGCGTGGGCGACTGTTCTGTAAATAATGAGTACATCTATCTTAACCAAGCCGTTCACGTTGTAAGTGAATATTTGCAGATTGATACAGGCAGTGGAACTGGTACTTGTGGGATGACCATTGCCGCCGATTCCGATAATATTGTTCTCAATGGTTTGATTTTGAACGGCAATCTAATCATTGGCGGTTCAAGTGCAATGAATGTTGTTCTTAATGGACGCGTGTCGGTATTGGATGTTAACAATACGCTAGTGCAGGGTTCTGCAAATATTCAAACTACATCAGCCACAAGTGCCGCATCAAACTTTAGCGTTGTTTCTAATGTAAATGACGCATTTCTTGCGGTTCTTACTTCTAATATTTCTGATGTAACTGGCGACAACACAAATTATTCAGTTGCTTTTGATACTGAAATTTACGATAAAAACAGTTCGTTTTCTTCTACCACTTTTACTGCAAAATTGTCCGGCAAATACAGTTTTAAATGGTGCTTTGGTTTTACAGGATTAACGGCAAGTCACACTCGGCAAGACAGTGGAATCCTGCACAGACGCGGTGGATCTACCATCAATTCAGTAACTAAAGTTTCTAACCCTTATGCACAAGGCTCAAATTCAGGGTTAAATTTTTCAGAGGCCGGTTCAATTGATTTGCTGGTTTTGGAAGGTGACACTGTGGTTATGAACACAGCTGTTTCTGGCGGCGCTAAAGTAGTTGATTTGCTTGGGACAGCTGGCACCCGATACACTTGGTTTGCAGGTGTATATCTACCATGACCCACACCGCCACCGGCCTAATCCTCTGGTATATGCGCCTCTGCGGCTTCCACGGCTGGACGTCGTTCTGGGGCAGCATCTACCTTGCCCCCGGCTACGAGATGCACCAAGCCCTGATCCGACACGAGCGCAAGCACCTTGAACAGATGCAGCGCGATGGCAAACTGATCTACCTCATCAAGTACACGTACTGGCTGCTGCGCTTTGGTTACTGGAATAACCCGTATGAAGTTGAGGCTCGCGCAGCGGAATGATTTTTTGGCATAATAGCCCCGTACTGGCTCGGTAAACCAGGGAATCTCAGGATTCAAAATGTCAGAAGTAGAGCAATCAGCGGAATTAGCCCCCGCGTCGGAACTGGAAGCCACGGCGGCCACACCAGAACCTGTAGTTGAAACGCCGGAAGTTGAGGCTCCCAAGACATTCTCGCAAGAGGAACTTGATGCCGCAATTGGAAAACGTCTCGCAAGAGA